AAATCTAGTTTGTCCAATCCTGGAATTTATATCTAACTTATTCCAAGTTCCTTGATCATCAGCTTTTATTGTTATTGGATCATCAGTAGATGAATTTAAAACAAGACTTTCAGAATAAATATCTACTCCAGTTAAATCATTCGTCCCTAAATCTACGTCTCCAGTTGCTCCAGAATAGGGAACTAAACCACTTAAATCTTGGTCTCCTGTATTAGAACCGGAAAGATTTCCTAAGTTTGTTATGTCTGCAGAAGTTATATTTACAGCCTCACTAGCAATAAACACCGGGTCTGTCTCAGAATATAATGGAGGAGTTGCAGTTTTCCACGCTTCAAAAATAGGGTCTGTCTCCGGAGCTGATAATCCTCCTGCCCCGATAAAAGAATCTGCTTGGATCTTACCCTTCCACTTTATTAAGTCTTTTCCTTCTTGTGTCCAACCACCCATAATAAATAAATTTTAAAGAACTATAAAAACTTTTGCTTTTAAGCTTCTGTGTTTGAGATCTTAACTATTGCTTTAGGCTCGTGAACTTGTAGTGTTCCCATTTCGACTGCTCTTATTGTCATGCTTCTATAAGGATCTTCTTTTGTTATTGTTGTCAAAGCTTGGTTTTCTCTCCATGTTCCACATCTTTTTGGAATTACAACTAAGGCCTCACTTGCCGGAGCGGCTTTTGTTTCAATCAAAGTCATTCCTGCAATTGTTCCAATTCCACCGGTTACAGCGATTTTTTCAGATATGTTCATCCATTGAGCGCCCTTTTCGGCCATATAAACCATTAAGCTTCTTTTGTCTCTCGAATTCATAAAGCAATATATCTTATTTGTTGGAAGATTATAATCTTTAAACTTCTCTGCACATTCAAATAAATTATCTATAATTGCTGCACTTCCTGCGTTCCATTCATATCCTGCTGATATGTCTAAAGTTTGAACTGCAGCGTCTCCCGCTAGTCCGTCATATATCGCTTGATCTACTACGTCGCTTACTCCTTCAACTATCTTAATCGATGTTCTTGTCATTATATCGATTTCAGAAGTCCTTAGATCTTCCCAAGAGATATTTTCTTCTAAGCCGTATTTTGTTAAAATAGAATCTAATCTTTCCCATTCTGCACTAGCTTGAGGGAATTCTGCTAATCTAGGAATTCCGCCGATTGCGTTTCCTGATTGTCCTGTTAATACGTCTCTTCCTTCTCTCCAGAAATAGTTTACCCATGCGTCTGTGCTAATTATTACGACTGCTTGTTTCATTACATATTTTTCTGGGGCAATTTGCTTAATTAAAGTGTCAACAAATTTTGCTCTAGTTTGTGCCTCTTCTATTTCTGTGAATGCCATTATAAACTAACCCTCACATTTATTGTTTCTGCATTAGTTGCATCCTCAAGAGCATAACCTAGAATTGCCGAACCCATTATTGATTCTGCGGCTGCCTCGATTATGTTTCCATTAGAAGATTTAACTGGATATCCTGCTGTGATTGAGCCAGAGGCTACCATCTCAAAAATTCCGTCTGTCCATACTGAAATCGCTGTCGAAGTATCAGTGTCTGACTTTTCCATCGAAGCAATTCCTGCTAAATAAGATCCAACTTCACTTGCCCCGTTTGCACTTGCTGTTCTAGGGTCTGTTAATTTAAGAAGTGTCCCTTTTGCAATTGTCGTTCCACTTGCACAAGTAAATCGTCTAGGGTTTCCTGTCGAGTTTGTTAATTCAACTTTCACTGCTTCGTTTGCCATGCTTTAATTAGAATTTAAATATTTAAAAGCCTTTGCTTATAAAAATTCTTGCATATATCCTTTTATCTGCCCGAAAACATCCTCTTTTATGCCTATTACATGAACTGCGACTCCAATTATCTTGTTATGGGATAGTCCTCTTTCTGAATTATCCAAGACAATCGACTCTGGAATATTCTTAACTTGATCCAAAATCTTCTTAGGTATTGGTTTGCAGTTAAAAACTTTTCTCATAATATAGTGTCTGGCTTTCAAAGTAATTTTTTTAAATCCGTAGCTTTCGTTACTTGTTATTCCGAAGATAGCTAAGACTTCTGGCAGTGCTTCTTTTGGGAATATATATTCGTATGCACCGAAAACTGAAGGTCTTAAACCTCCCTGAATTAGAATTATTTCTTCTTTATTTTTTAAAATGTTTGTCCTTCTCCACTTCCAGAAATGATTTTGTGCAATAGTTTTAAAGAGTTCTACTTGGTTGTTTATTCCTCTTATAAAAAAAAATAAATGCATTTTACAATTTCTTTTCTTTCTTTAGTTGGTATGCTTTCATTAAAAGTCCAATTGTTCCTAAAAGAATTATCATAAGTAAATAAGTTTCTGTTCCAATTTCTATGCAAAAAATCATCTGTATAATTCTATTGCTTTATTTACTTTTTCCTGCATAGCTTCTTTTTTTATTTCTTCTGCTGTCTTTTGCTTTTGCCCTGCTTCTGCTCTTCCTGAAATTAAACTCTCTCCAAGAGCTTTTTCAATTTTTTGTCTTTCTTCTTTAAGCTTTTCATAAAGTTCTTGGTTTTCTTTATTAAGCTTTTTAGCCAATTCAAGGGGAGAAATGTTATCGTCTGTATCTTTAGGGTCTGAATTCTCTCCTTGCTTGACTTCTGGTTTAGGTTCTGGTTTAGGTTCTTTTGGAATTGTTTTTTCTTCTTCTGTTTTAGATTTTGCTTCATCTTCCATGTGTTTTTTAATTTAGCCATCTTTATAAATCTTTTGTGAGTATTATAGAATTACGAAAGGGAATTTGATTTGTTCTTTGGACATTTTTTTATTACTTCATAAACTCGAATCATTGCTCGAGTATTGTTTTCTATTAGTTTATTTTGTGTTTTCTGTGTTATTAATTGTCGATAGAGGAGACTTAAAGTCCATAATCCCAAAACCCCATAATTCATTAATCCATTTGTTATAGTTTCTTCAATCATTTTTTATTGTTGGTGAACTCGGAGAGATCTCGGACTTTTTCTCCCCTCTAAAAGAGCCATCCTTTGATTTGTCTTTTGCTAGTTGCTCTTCTATGGTTTGGGGAAATTCGAGATTTATTTTTATATTTAATTGATTTTCAAGATCTTCTTCAACTGAAAGTTGCTCGTCTTCGATTGTTTGTTCCCATGCTAAATAAACAATCTTTGCTGATGCTTCGGTTGTGTCTGAACTCCATCCCATTATAACTTCTGGGACTCCACACGCTGATGTGAATGTTCTTATTAAAAGTTTATAATATTCTAAGGGAGATAGTCCTCCTGTTTGTGTCGAGACTATTTCGGTTTTTGATTCTTCTAGTGTTCCTTTTGGTAGAACGATATTTTCAGTTTTTGCATACGCATCATTTATCTTCTTTGCTTGAGCGGCCATTACTGCTTCGTCGTCTGTGTCGCTATAAAAGAATTTTATAGGTTTTACGAATCTATGAAAAAGAGTCCTTAGATCACTCATAACTTCGTTTTCAGAAAGAATTAACGCTTCCAGGGCTTCAAATATTGACATACCGCCCATTTCATCCCCGATTCTTCCGTTTTGCATGTGCAGTATTTCTTCTTTACTAAAAGATAAATCTGTTCCGTCTCCTCTGTCTTGTCTATACTCTTTTATTATTCCTTTGTTTGAATAGATCACTTTCATTCTTTGGGGGTTTAGTGGTTTGAGATTTGTTATTCTTCCAGATTTATCTTTTATTACTTCTCCGAATCCATCCCCACAGATCTTGGCAGTTTTCCAGATATTTATAAAAACTTTTCTTGCGTTTTCTTTTCCGTTTCCTATTATCCTGCTTAATTTTGCTTTGTCTCTTCCTTTAAATCCTTTTCCGAATACCCATTTAGAGATGGTGTCAATTATTTGTCTAGCTTGTGGGATGTCTCTATAATATCCGTTCCATTTGTCGAAAGAGGGGGTGTAGGATGTTTCATCCAGTGAAGAGGGAGAATTTAGGCTTTTGCTATCGACTGTGAATTCTGTTTTTTCGTCTGTGTAGTTAGTGGTTGTCAAATTTGCAGATTTGAGTATTCCCATGCAATTCAATGTGAATTTATGTTTTTAAGTGTTT